TGAGGATGAAATTAACAGGGTGAAGGGGTGAATAAAAATTGGTAACTAACATTGATAATATACCACAAGAGCTTAAAGGCTTGACACAATGGGTGTGTTGGCAGGGCGAGGCTAAGATACCTAAGAATCCGGCTAATGGGCAGAACGCAAAAAGCAATGACAGGAGGACGTGGGGCACGTTTGCACAGGCTGTAAAGGCGTGTGAGACATTTAATTTTGATGGCCTGGGCTTTATGTTTGCGCCGCCGTATTTTGGTATTGATCTTGACCATTGCATTGACAAGGTTGATTTTGTGGATGAGTTTGTTGAAACATTGCAGAGCTATACTGAAATCTCTAAGAGTGGTAACGGGATCCACATAATTTGCAAGGGGAAACTTCCTGAGGGTAGCCGTAGAAAAGGCGGTGTTGAAATGTACTCAGGTGGTAGATACTTTATATGCACGGGCAATCTGTACAATCCACAGTACACAACCATTAAGGATTGCACGGAAACTGTAAAGATTTTGCACAATAAGTATTTGCCAGCAGCAGTACCTAAGGCTGAGGTTCATAGGCAGGTTGTGACTGATCTTGATGATGCGGAAGTGATTGATAAGGCCAGGAGCTGCAAGACAGGTTCACTGTTTACCATGCTTTATGCAGGCGAGTGGCAGGGATTGTTTCCAAGTCAATCCGAGGCTGATCTTGCTTTTTGCAATCAGCTTGCGTTTTGGACAGGGCGCAATGAGGCGCAGATGGACAGAATCTTTAGAACGAGCGGTCTGTTCAGAAAAAAATGGGATGTAAAGCGTGGTGCTGATACTTATGGAAATCTCACAATAGGCAAGGCGTGTGCTTCATGTACTGAGATTTATGAGCCGAGCAAGTATGATGATGATACGAGCCTTGCGGTAGCATTCTTTAAGAATGGCAAGACCGGGGCTACTGAGGTCAGCGCAAAAAAAAACTATGATGCGACAGATACCGGCAATGCCCACAGGCTTTATGACAAGTATGGCAAAATCTTAAAATACTCTTACAATCGCAAAAAGTGGTACTTTTGGACGGGCAAGGTATGGACACTTGATGAGAGCGGCGAGGTAAAAAAGCTTGCTGATGATATTTGCGAGGATCTGAAAAAAGAAGCCTGGAATATCCAGGATGATGATCTTCAAGAGCAGGCTTTAAAGTTTGCCAAGCGTACCGCCGGGTCCACGGCCAAGGAGTCCATGGTCAAAGAGTGTCAGCACCTTTATGATATACCGGCAGCTCCTGAGGATTTTGACAGTTACACCGACTTTATGAATTGTCAGAACGGCATTATCAACCTAAGAAATGGCGAGCTGATGCCACATGATGCCAACTTTATGATGAGTAAAATCTCTAACACAGAGTATGATCTTAGGCATGACAAGCCTGAGAAGTGGCTAAAGTTCCTTGATGATGTTACCGCTGGTGATGCAGAGTTGCAGGAATACATACAGAGGTGTGTGGGCTATTCTATAAGTGGGTCAAACAAGGAGCAGTGTGCGTACTTCCTTTATGGTATGGGTAATAATGGTAAATCTACCTTCCTTGATACTATCGCTGATCTTTTAGGCAACTATGCCATGAATGTGCAACCTGATACACTGATGTTGCAGAGCCGTTTGGGGTCAAGTGGTGGCGGTGCTAATTCAGACATAGCGAGGCTAAAAAGTGCACGTTTTATCACTTGCGAAGAGCCTACTGAGGGCATGAGGCTTAATGAGGGTCTTTTAAAGCAGCTTACCGGCGGCTCCAGGGTTACCGCTCGTCATCTGTACGGTGATGAATTTGAGTTTACTCCTGAGTTTAAAATCTGGGTTGCGACCAATCATAAGCCGACCATCCGAGGGACAGATTTTGGTATTTGGCGCAGAATAAAGCTGATACCATTTGAGGTTAATATCCCGGCTGATAAGGTTGATAAAAACCTTAAATATAAGCTCAGAGAGGAATTTCCACAGATACTCGCATGGGCGGTTGAGGGTTGCATGAAATGGCAAAAAGACGGCTTAAAAGAGCCTGAGAGGGTGCTTGATGCTACGAAAGAGTATAAGCATGAAATGGATTTGGTTGCAGGCTTTATTGAGCAGTGTGTGATGATCAATTATGATGCGACCGAGCACGTAATGGCGTCCGATCTTTTCAACGTTTACCGCCAATGGGCAAAGCAAAACAATGAGTATGAAATGAGCAGTAAGAAGTTTTTTACCGAGGTACAAAAGAAGCTTCCTGAAAAAGGCCGCAGTGGTAAGGGCATTTACTATACGAAGATACAGTTCACAGAGTATGCTAAGGGCTTAGTACCAAGGCAGTACAGAATCGAGGATTTTACATGACAAATTTTGGCGACAGGAATCCGGCTGATGTTTTGAATGAGCCTATGTGGCAGATGTTCAAAACATTTGGGCAGAAACCTAATAAAAAGGCTTTAAAAAAGTATTGTTATGACCTGATCAAAATGAGCACGCAAAAGACGGCAGGGCAGAGGGATAACAAGAAATCTGATCTATCCTGGGATGAAAACCTCCACATGACGTTGTGGGGCATTGTCATTGAGGCGTGTGCGCTTGTTGTATCTGGTGAGCTTGAAGAGGATGGGGACGAGTGCCTAAGGTGCGAGCACTATGACAGTTATGACGACAGATGCACGGCTTTTGAATGTGATGGTCTTGAGTGTCCACAGTTGCCATGTGAGAAATGATCTTGAGTAGCATCCGGCATGAGCTGGGTGCTACTTTTATGGACACTTAATTAAAAAAATAACAAAAAAATTAAAAAAAGTATTGACATAAAGTGTCCCCGGAGGTATTCTAAGATTGAGCCAAGGGATATGGCTCAAGAAACTGAGTGACATACTGAAAGGGGTAAATAATATGAAAGATCAGACATTCGGCGTTGAAATCGAAATGAATCACATTACAAGAGAAAAGGCAGCACAGCTTATAGCTGATTACTTTGGAACAACCCATTATTACAAGGGTGGTGGCGTTTATAGAATATGGGCTTGCAAGGATACTCAGGGACGTGAGTGGCAGTTTGAGAGGGACGCTTCTATATATGGCCCAGAAGATGAAAAGTGTGAAATGGTTACACCGATACTTCACTACGAGGACATTGAGACATTGCAGGAAATCATAAGAATCCTCAGACACAATGGTGCGATCAGCAATCCAAAGAATGATTGTGGTGTACACATTCATGTGGGTGCTGATGGACAGACTCCTCAGACAATCAGGAATCTTGTAAATATTATGGCAAGCCATGAAAATCTTTTAATCAATGCTTTAAAGCTTGATACTTTCAGACTTGGCAGATGGTGCAAAACAGTTGACCCTACTTTTTTAAAGGAAATCAACAGCAAGAAGCCTAAGACCATGCAAGAGCTTGCAGATATATGGTATAACACACAGGCTCCATTTGAGCCTAGAGATCATCATTATAATGACAGCCGTTATCATATGCTCAACTTACACGCTACTTTTACCAAGGGCACAATCGAATTCAGACTCTTCCAGTTTAATAATCCGGGTCACCACTTTAAAGGTGGTTTACACGCAGGGATGCTTAAAAGTTACATTCAGCTTTGCTTGGCACTTTGCGACAGGGCAAAAAGAATCAAATATGCAAGCTACAAGCCCATGCAGATGGCTAATCAGAAATTTGCAATGAGGACTTGGCTGGTTCAGAAGCTTGGTTTTGTAGGTGATGAGTTTAAGACAGCCCGTGACATTCTTACAAGAAATCTTGTAGGCAATGCAGCACTTAGATATGGCGCAAACGGTGAATACAGAGAGGTAGCCTAAGGGCTACTTCTCACCTGAATATAAGGAGGTACGATATATGTATTATTTAGCTTATGGCAGTAATTTAAACGTGAGACAGATGGCTTTTAGATGCCCGGATGCTAAGATTGTGGGCACGGCTGAAATAAAGGATTATAGGCTTAAATTTAAGGGTTCAAGGACGGGTTCATACCTTACCATTGAAAAGGCAAAAGGCCATACAGTGCCGGTTGCAGTATGGTGGGTATCTGATGCAGATATTGCCTCACTTGATCGCTACGAGGGTTATCCAAGCTTTTATTACAAGCGCACAATGGTGCTCCCTTGCAGTGATGGCAAGCGCCACAGATGCTTTGTTTATATAATGCACGAGAACAGGCCTTTAGGAATCCCAACGAGGTACTACGTTGAGACTTGTGCCCAGGGATATGAAAGTTTTGGATTTGATGAACAGTATTTAGCTGATGCAGTAACTTATAGCTTAGACCGATGTGACAGGAGGTATGTGGGATGAATGCAAGTGAACAGGCAAGAGCTGAGAAGATAAAGGCGACTATGGAAGAGGCTATTTTAGAGGGTGATATAGATAAATTTAGAAGTACTTATGAGAAAACACTTTCACATTGGTATATGCCGGCTAAAGAGCGTAAGGCTTATTATATGAGGTTTATAAAGCGAGCAGCAGAGCTTAGAGAGGAGGCTTAATTATGTTATATGGTGCGATTATAGGTGATATGGCAGGCAGTGTGTGGGAGTTTAATGCGATCAAGGAAAAGCCTAAAAAGCTTTTTATGCCGGGAGCAAGTTTTACAGATGATACAGTAATGACCATTGCAGTTGCTGATGCTTTGATGAATCATAAGGATATGGCAAAAACACTTAGGAAGTGGGGTAGAAAATATCAGATTTTTGGCAATGGCAAACTTCCCGGCTATGGTGGACGCTTTGCAATGTGGCTTGCTGACGATACAATGGGCGCTTACAACAGTTTTGGTAATGGGTCAGCAATGAGGGCTTCGGCTGCTGGATGGATGGCTAGTACACTTGATGAGGCGCTTAATTTGGCTAAAAAAACAGCCATAGTAACTCATAACCATTCTGAGGGTATCAAGGGTGCACAGGCAGTTGCAGGAGCAGTTTATATGGCACGATATGGCTCAAATAAGAAGCAAATAAAGGCATTTCTTGAGGGGCTTGGCTATCACATGGATAGGAGTTGCGATGAGATCAGAAAAGGCTATAAACATGATGAATCATGCCAGGGAACTATACCAGAGGCAATGACGGCTTTTATAGAATCAAAAGATTTTGAGGATTGCTTGAAGCTTAATATATCACTTGGAGGCGATGCAGATACCATGGGTGCCATTGCAGGTGCAGTTGCTGAAGCTTATTATGGCATCCCTGAGTGGATGATAGCAGAGTGTAGGAGTAGACTTCCAAAGGATATGCGCAATGTTATTGATGAATTTGAGAGGGTGGTAAGAGGATGAAGAGAATAATACCAAGTGACATTTACAAAGAAATACCTTGCAGTGTGGTGGCTTTAGGGTGTGCTTTAGGAATCACATCAAAAAACGATTTAGAGGGGCTTTTTTCAGACGAATTAAAAGCTGATGGGTATTTATCCCTTGATGGTATGAATAAGCTTATAAGAGCGCATACAGACGTAAAAAAGAGAGAGAATTACAAGCGTGGTCAGCGTCCAGCGCTTAGAGATTTTGCTCATGCGCATTTAGGGCAAAAGGCAGTGATATGTGTTGCAGGACACTTTATCTATTTTGATGGCAGGGATTATCACTCATTCTTTTGGAACGGTGGCGACCCGGTAATCAGTGTGTGGTATGTATGAAAAAAGGAGGGACAGATGATGCAAAAGAAAATGATTAAAGAGGTTATGGCAGAGGTTTATGATAAGGGCTATGCGCAGGGTAAAGCTGATGCTTATGCAGAAATGGCTGATACTATCACATTTTTATCAAGAGCTGCACATAGAGCAATTGAAGCAGAGATTAAAGAGATCAAGGAAAAGCAAGGCTTAATTTGAATTATCCACGGTGTTTTGCTATATTGGAATTATGAATATCGAATATTTAAAAACGAGCGACTTAATTCCATATAGCAAAAATGCGAAGAGGCATCCGGCGGAACAGGTGAAGCTGATAGCTAACAGCATAAAAGAATTTGGTTTCCAACAGCCTATCGTAATTGATAAGGACAACATTGTCGTTATCGGTCATGGTAGGCTTTTGGCTGCTAAGAGGCTAAAAATAGACACAGTGCCCATTGTGCGTGTGGACAACCTTACGGATGATCAGGTAAAGGCATTCAGGCTTGCAGATAACAAGGTTGCAGAGTCTGAGTGGAACCTTGACTTCTTAAAAGACGAGCTAAGTGAGCTTGCCGAGATCGATCTTGATATGTCAGATTTTGGCTTTGACCTGGATTTATCAGATAATACCGCAGATGCCGACAGCGAGGATGAGGACGAGTACGATTATGATTTTGATGATCGTCCGGCAGCAGTTAGGCACAATGTGTTTGAAAACCAAGAGCGCAGGCAGTTCTTGACAGACAACTACTACGGAATCCCATCCATGCAGGCGACTCAGACCACAGGCACACAAATGCTCCGCTTTTGCGATTGGGCAGAGGTTGAGGACCCTGAAAACTATATAGCGCATTTTTACTATGACGACTTTAAGTTCATTCAGGCTTGGCGTGACCCAGACAGATACGTTGAAAAGCTCAGAAGGTTCAAGGCAGTTGTGTCCCCAGACTTTTCACTTTATACAGACTTCCCCAGGTGCTTGCAGATACTTTCTTGTTACCGCCGTCAGTGGGTAGGCGCTTACTGGCAAGAGCTGGGGCTTGATGTTATCCCGGATGTTGTGTGGGGTGACGAGGAATCGTTTAATTATTGCTTTGAGGGCATACCTAAGGGCAGTACGG